GCTAGACCCGCCTTAAGGGCGGATTCAGCAAGACTCTGGTTCTTAGTTTGGTCATTTAGGTTTATACCCACTCTCTTAAGTCGAGAGCGGATATGTGACCCAAATGGCCTTTGTAAGAACATATTGATTTCGGGCTCTTTACAAGCCACTCGATCAATGTTAGTCTTCTTTGGCACTGTGAACAGCACGGAACAGTCTTGCCTTTTAACAGGAAGTGAGTTCAAGCGATTGTTAATCGCGTAAGCTCGCCAATGTTGAAAAGCAGAATGACTGCAATGTGCGCCGTCAGCGTGTTTTAGTATTGCGGCATCGCTGCCGCGGCGGATCCGAGTCGAAGCCCCGTTTGTATGTATCCCTTGAAGTTCAAGGGGTACCGGGCCTAAGATATCGGCAATGAACGCACGAGTGACAGACAGAAGTCTATCACTAGTCGTCCAACCAAAATTCGTCTCTCCTAAGAGAAGACGCATATTGGTCTTTCCGTTACTCGCTTCTGCAACCATCCACTTCTGGATGGCTGCAGCTTGACGAACATCTGGTCTGACTAACTTTGGATCGAGGTACTTAGAAGTCACCTCGGCCCTTAGATAGTCATTTTTGGGATTCTCAGGGAGTCTCTCGATCAAATCGAGAAGCTCTTTCTGAAAACCTGAACAGATGTTAGCAGAAAGGTACTCAGGACTCTTCTTAGAGTCGCGTTTCACTTTTCTTTCCATGTTTATCTCCTTATGGAATATAAATATATGTGAGTATATCATGGATAGCTAGTCTTGACACCTTATCGGTGTTTTGTTGACTAGTGAGGAGCAGATAGTGGTTGCGGTTTCTTACGCTTCCACCATGGGCTACTCTTTACTACTTCACCGTTGTAAATTTTGTCGGATTTTATTACGACAAATTCGGGACGGGTGCAACCAGAAATGATTGCAACGATACCGATTAGGCACAGAATTGTGCCTAGATAGGCGGCGAGGGCAGTAAATATCCATTTAAACCTCCATCTAGCGATAGATGGGAATTTAATAGATATCCTCAAGTGCTGTCAAGACACTATTTGGAAGAGACGTAGCTTCGCCTAGGAGACCATATAGGTATCCAACAGCGTTTTTACGTTCTTGCAATGAGCTTGACACACTGAAAGAAAAGGTGACGTCTGCATAAGCAGTACGAGATACCTTCGGCTGTGTGACCCCGTTGATTGTTTCATCAACAACAACAGGATCTTTCACCTTCATCCGGACAATAACTTTGTCCGAAGTACGGCGAGTGCTGATGGTGATAATTTTATCACCAACAGGAACTCCAGTCGAATTGCGAAAGGCTGCAACGCCTTTGTCGTTCGATTGCGGTGCAAAGACTACCGCTGCTGGAGTGGATTCTCGGTCGTTTACCGAGATTGAACTAAAAGCTGGCATAAGCCATCTCCTTAGTTTGAGGCAGATTACTCTGCGATGATCACCGGAAGAATTCCGGTGAGATTTAGTAGGCTATTTGCGTACTAGGATAAGCGCGATTGCATTAGCCATTCGCGTTGGGGTAAAGCCGAGACTAAAGATTAGTCCTGGTTGAGGTGCCGAGTGGATTACTCGACGCATCCCTTTACCGGTGGCACTCCATGATGGAGTCTCACCTTGTACTGGACCATAGGCTGTTGTCCACGGGCGTTTCTTAAATGCAACATTTACATTATAGAACGCAGTGGCATAACCTGAGGTCTGTTCGTAGGCTTTCATGACGTGTAAAGCGTCAAGATAGTTGGACACATTTAAAATCCAATCGACAGTAAAACTGTACGGTAGGAATTCCCAAGCAATAAGTGCTGGGTTAGTGAGTCCAAGCGTGGTAAGTTGTTGAAAGGCATTATCTTCAATTCTGAAGGTATACCCGACTTCAACACCCTTACGCATCTCGTATCTTTCAAAATCGTAAAGTAACGAATTTGTAAGAGACGGAGAGGAACTCTCAGAGATAGCAACACCATGAACTTTAACATAAAGTTGATCGCGTTGTTCGATGAGTCTATTCACAGTTTGTTGAAAACCGTAAATATCATTCATCATGGGAAGCCAACCATATTGGTAGGATAACCATTTCTCTGGAGAGGTAGGAATAACGGCGAGTCCAAGAATCTTGGACGCGTCGAGAAACCGACCTTTCCTCACTGCGTAAGCAGCCCTAGCGAGATCAGTGATCACATCGGCAATTGACCGAGTTGAGCGTCTGATCTCAGTCAAGTACTCTGATAAAACTAACTTATGTTTTGTAAGTTTATTCAGAGCTTTGACATCAGCGGCATTACGCAACGACGGGTCCATAGAAGGACCAGAAGTTGTAAAGCCGCCATCGAACGTACCGAACGGAAACGCTTCTCTACCTGTATAGGTAAAGGTGCGAAACCCTCGGTAAGCAGTACCGTTTAACCAGTAGGTAACAGTCCGCCAGTCATCGACGTGATAGTTGTAGAAATTCGATTGAATATCTAGACTATAACGCACATAAGGTGTGGGAAGAATCCCATCCGAATGTATGACCGTGGACTTAACTTCCTTACGGCCTGTAGAAATCGTAACATCGCTGTCACCAAGAGTAGCTGAAAACAGCTTCTTGCCGATAGCGGGTGGGACATCTGGTCCCCATATTTTACTCGTAGCAGTTTTATACTCCTGCGATAAAAGATGTACAGATGTTGAGTGAAAATCACTTAACACTTCTTCAGCCATAATAAAGTCTCCTTGGCTTAGGTTTGCAATGCTAATGGCAAACCTATTAACAAGAGGAGATGATCCTTTGGATGTACTTCATTGCACATACCAAACTGGAACATTAGTTCCAGCCTCTCGTAATGAGA